GGGGGGGGGTATAGTGAAGGGGTCGCACTTCTAATGGGTGCCAGGGGTCCAAAACCAAAACCATCGCAGCTGAGAAAAGCCCAGGGAAATCCGGGCCGCAAAAAGATTTCTAAAAATGAACCAAAGCCGGCGATCGCAGTTCCGTATTGTCCAAATCATTTAACACTGCGCGCAAAACAGGAATGGAAGCGCGTGGCGCCACTGCTGGCCAAGCTGGGCCTGTTGACCAAATTGGATCGCGGCGCCCTGGCCGCATACTGCCAGGCGTATGCTACCTGGGCAAAAGCCTGCTGCAAAGTCAAGCGCCAGGGTGAGCTGATACTGACTACCAATGGAAACCTGCAGCAGAATCCCTGGATCTGGATCGCAAATCGCGCGCTGGATCAAATGAATAAATATATTTCAGAATTCGGACTGTCACCATCTGCCAGATCCAGGATCGAAATTGACAGAGATCTTCTGACATTGCTGCACACCAAGAAATACAAGCCTGGTGCATTTCCAAAAGAAGTCGATCCCACGTCTACGGTGGATGATTTGCTGAAGGATATGGATGGCGCTAATCTGCCAGGTGGACCACCGGGCCAGGCATGAAGTATCATTTTGATCAGGCGGCCGCTGATAAAGCAGTCATATTTTTTGAGCAGCTGCTGCATCACACAAAGGGCCGCTGGTATGGCCTGCCATTCCAGCTCATGGACTGGCAGCGCGATGCACTTACGGAAATATTTGGCTGGCGCCGGCCTGATGGCACTCGCAAGTATCGGATGGTTTATATTGAGATCCCTAAAAAGAATGGCAAGTCAGAATTCTGTGCCGGCATCGCACTGTATCTGACCATGGCCGATGGTGAGCCATCAGCTGAAGTATTCAGCCTGGCTGGTGAACGTGACCAGGCGGCGATTGTATTCCGGATGGCCAAGACCATGATCAATCTGGAACCACGGCTAAAACAGCGTGTGGAACTGTTCAAAAATTCAATGTATGTGCCGGCCACCAATAGCAGATATGAAGTGCTGAGCCGCGAGTCCGGATCCAAGCATGGTCACTCACCATCCGGAATTATATTTGATGAGCTGCATGTCCAGAAGTCCAGGGATCTGTGGGACACCACCACTGAAGGTGAATCTGCCAGAACACAGCCACTGACAATGGCCATCACCACTGCCGGCTATGACCGTACATCGATCTGCTGGGAACAGCATGACTATGCTGAGAAAGTCCGCGATGGTGTGATCATCGATCATGAATTCCTGCCGATCCTTTATGCGGCCACACCTGATGATGACTGGAAGGATCCTGCTGTCTGGGCGCGTGTAAATCCGGCGCTTGGCATTGCCAAAACTGCAGAATATATGGCCAAGAAATGTCAGAAAGCGCAGGATCTGCCAGGCTATCTGAACACATTCCTTCGATTACATCTGAATATCTGGACCGAACAGCACTCAGTCTGGCTGCACCTGGAAGACTGGGAAGCCTGCGGCGCCGAAATGTCCCTGGAAGATATGGCCGGCCGCATGTGTTTTGCCGGCATTGACTTGTCATCTACCAGGGATCTGACTGCGCTTGATCTATTATTTCCGCCTGAAGATGATGATGAACCATGGAAACTGATTCCCAGATTTTATATGCCGGATGAAAATATCAAGGTCCGTGAAATGGAATCGAAAGCGCCGTATGTCCAATGGGCGCAAGAGGGTCACATCGAAGTCACGCCAGGGAACGTGGTGGATTATGATCACATCAGAAAAGACATTGAACAACTGGGCCTGCAGGTCCAATTCCTGGAGCTGGCGCTGGATCGCTGGAACAGCACGCAGCTGATGACACAGCTGGGTGATGATGGTTTGACAGTGGTGCCATTTGGCCAGGGATTCGCATCCATGTCCGGACCATCAAAAGAATTTGAAAAGCTGGTACTGAGCCAGGGAATCATGCATGACAGCAATCCGGTGATGACCTGGATGGTGTCAAATGTAGCTGTGAAACAGGATCCGGCCGGCAACATCAAGCCGGACAAATCCAAAAGCCGTGATAAAATAGATGGTGTAACTGCAGGTATTATGGCACTTGGCCGCGGCATCGCAGATGATAACAACAACCAGCCAGTGGATTATGGTGAAGTGATTATGGTATGAAACCAAATATATTTCAGCGCATTGGAATGATGTATCGTGCAGTCAAATGGGGATCCAGGCCACCCAGGGATCCGCTGATTGCCAGCTGGTTCGGGAATTATGATGATGACACCGGCCTGCAGGTGGATGTCAATACATCGATGCAGATCTCAGCGGTATCAGCTGCAGTCAGATTGCTGGCCGGGACACTGGGATCCCTGCCGTGGAAAGTTTACAAGCGGATCGATGGTGGCAAGGAAGCTGCCCTAAAACATCCATTGTACAAAGTTCTGCATGAACGGCCGAACTCATTCCAGAGTCCATTTGAATTCCAGGAAATGATCATGGCGCACTGTCTGCTGCGCGGCAGCTTCTATGGTGAAATTATTCCCACCGGTGGCCAGAGTGTGGCCGAAATTATTCCCAGGCATCCGGACCGGATCCAGCCATTCTGGGTGGAAGATGGTGTGCCTGCCTACAGATATTTTCCGGAAAGCGGAACGTCACGGATCATCCTGGCCGATGAAATGTTCCGCGTGATGTTTTTCACAGTGGATGGTCTCAATGGAATGGATCCGATCACCAATCATCGCCGGACACTCGGACTGACGATCGGTGCTGAGAAGTACGGCGCCAGGTTTTACAAGAATGATGGCACGCCGAATTTTGTATTTGAATTCCCAGGTAAGCTGGCAGACGATGGCCAGAAATTCACAGAGTCCTGGAATCGCCAGCATCGCGGAGTGAACAAGTCCCACAAGCATGCTGTGCTTGAACAAGGCATGAAGATCCATGAGCTATCGATCACGCCTGAAAATGCTCAATTTTTAGAGACCAGAAAATTTCAAATCAGCGATATCGCGCGGATCTTCCTGGTGGATCCCACAATGATTGGAGATAAAACCGGCGCCACATACAGCAATATTGAACAGTTATCATTGAACTTTGCCATATATACCCTGCGCCCATGGCTGGTCCGGATCGAGCAAAACGGCAACAGGGATCTGCTGAATGACACTGACCAGTCCACATACTTCACAGAATTCAATATTGATGCCATTCTGCGCGGCGATTTCAAAAGCAGGAATGAAGGATATTCACGCGGCCGCCAGTGGGGCTGGTACAGTGCCAATGACATCAGGGCCTTTGAAAATATGAATCCCATCGATAATGGTGATGTGTATCTGTCACCAATGAACATGACACCGGTGGAAAATTTAAGAAGCCAGACACCTGAAGAGATCCGCGCCATGCAGCTGGTGCTGGCCAGGGATTTATTCAAACAACTTCCGGCAGAAGATGCGGCTGAAATAATTAGCAATAATGGAGCTGAAGATGGATAAACTAATTTTATCAAATGATCGTGACGAGCGCCTGGCGCAGATCCGCGAGAAGTTTTACAGGGAACTGCCTGAAAACCGCCGCGAATCCATAACACTTCCGAAGCTGGAAGTGCGCGCAGATCCGGATGATGTGGATGGATCCATGGTGATCCAGGGCTATGGCGCTGTATTTGATCTGGAAAGCGATGGACTGTGGTTCATTGAGAAAATCGAAAAGGGTGCATTCCTGGAATCGATCGATGCGGATGATGTCCGCGGCCTGTTCAATCACGATCGCAATAATATCCTGGGACGAAACACTGCCGGCACAATGACACTGGAAGAGGATGATATCGGTCTGCTTTACACTATCACACTTCCGGATACACAGAACGCTCGCGATCTGTTTGAGAGCATTAAGCGTGGTGATGTCTCAGGATCTTCATTCTCATTTATTACTCAAAAGGACGAGTGGGAATATTTGGATGATGGTGAAACTGTCATCAGGACTTTGAAAAAGGTCAAATTGTTTGATGTTGGTCCGGTCACGTTTCCTGCGTATCCGGACACCACAACTGCAGTCCGATCAATGAATGATTGGATTGATGAACAAAGCAAAGCAGCCGGGGAATCACCCTGGCGGCGAAACATAGCGCGCCGCAGACTCGATCTTGCCGCGCTGAATTAAAATACAGGAGTATAATATGAATCTTAAAGAACTCTTGGATCTGCGTGGAAAAGCAACCCACGATGCGCGCGCGATTCTCGATACAGCTGAAGCTGAAAAACGTGATCTAACAGATGACGAGCAAAAGCAAGTTGATAAATTCATGGATGATTCTATCGATCTGAAGGTCAAGATTGACCGGGAAACCCAGCTGCGAGAAGCTGAGCGGCAGGTGGCCGAAAGGGCTGGCCAACAGCAGGAAGAGCATGGAGTAATTCCGGCAGCTGGTGAACAGTTACCGGAAGCTGAGCGCGCTCAGAAAATGGCGGCTGAATTCCGGTCATACATCCAATCTGGTGTATATCCACCTGATGGCGAATTCCGTGCGCTGCAGGCGGATTCAGATATTGCCGGTGGATTCCTGGTCATGCCAGAGCAGTTTGTGGCTGAGCTGATCAAGGATGTGGACAATCAAGTCTTTATCCGGAACCTGGCCAGAGTATTTCCGCTGACCAATGCTGACAGTCTCGGTGCTCCATCACTTGACACCGATGTGGAAGATGCCACCTGGTCCGGTGAGATCAGCACTGTCAATGAAGACACTGCGCTTGTATTCGGAAAGCGTGATCTGAAACCGCAGCCGCTGTCCAAATTGGTGAAAGTATCAATGAAATTGCTGCGAGCATCAGCCATTTCTGCTGAGCTGATTGTGCGCGAGCGCCTGGCTTACAAAATGGGTGTGACCCAGGAAAAAGGATTTCTGACCGGCACTGGTGCCAATGAGCCGCTCGGCGTGTTCACTGCATCGGATGATGGTGTATCCACCAGCCGTGATGTATCCACCGATAACACCACCACAGCATTCACATTCGATGGCTTGAAAAATGTCAAGTACTCGATGAAAGGTCAGTACTGGGCAGGTGCACAATGGGTCTTCCACCGCGATGGTGTTAAGATGGCATCCAAGCTGAAGGATGGCGAAGGTCAGTATCAGTGGCAAGAATCCACCATTGTTGGTGATCCGGATCGGTTGCTCAACTTCCCAGTGAATATGAGCGAATACGCACCGAACACATTCACCACCGGTCTGTATGTCGGTATCCTGGCGGACTTCAGCCAGTACTGGATTGCAGAATCACTGGCTATGGAAATTCAACGATTGAATGAGCTGTACGCAGCCACCAGCCAGATTGGATTTATCAGTCGGGGCGAGGTTGACGGCATGCCAGTCAATGAAAATGGATTCGCGAGGGTTAAACTGGCGTAACGGCTGGTTGACTTTCTAATCACTTACTGAGGAATTGAAAAATGAATCTGAGTAAAAATGTTAAAATCAGTCAATGCATCGCGCCATCTGATGGAGTTGCTGCAGATACTGATCTGTCAGGTGCTGTGCTTGATATGTCTGGATTTGATGGTGTCTTAATGATTGTCACGTTCGGTGTAATTACCGCCGATGCAGTGACATCAATCAAAGCGCAGCAGGACACTGCAGTCGGAATGGGATCCGCCGCGGATCTGGAAGGCACCGGTCAAACGATTGCCGATTCAGATGATGATGGTGTGTTCTACATCGATCTATACAAACCGCTGGAGCGTTATGTCCGGTTGTATGTGGATCGTGCCACACAGAATGCGGTGATATCATCCGCACAGTATATCCAGTACAAGGGTGCCAAACCACCGGCATCACATGGATCTGCTGTCAGCGGTGAAACCCATGTCAGTCCGGCCGAGGGTACTGCTTAATAAATAACCACTCATTGAGTGCAGGCGGACATTGCCACTGTCCGCCTGTTTCAGAAAGGAAAATAAAATGCCAAGTGCAAAAGTATATATGGTGCCAGGTGGTGATGAGCAGGTATTGGCCAGTGGTGGAAAAACCACTGTCCAGTCCGGCGGTCAAATTGACATGGAATCAGGATCCACGATTCGTGATGATGGCACCCAGGCATCAGCAATCTCTGATATCACAATCACGTATTCTTCAAATGATCCCAGCATCACACCGAATGGCGCAGTCACTGTGGCTGATGGATCTGCTGCAACTGTAGGAGAGCTGCTGGAATTGGCTGAAGAGTTAATTTCACAAACAGATGCCATCAATGCCGCACTTCGCGGTGTTGGTATCATAGCCACGTAAAAGGTGCATTATGTCCTATGTTGAAAAAGTCAGTGTGACAGTCACCACCGATGCATCTGGTGATGGCACTGAATACACACCTGTGATGGTTGGCAAGGTTCGTAATATCATTTACACCAAGGGAGACTATGATGCCGGTGTGGATTTCGCGATCACAAACGAAAACACCGACCAGGACATCTGGAGCGAAGACAGTGTGGATGCATCCAAAACAGTTTCACCACGGCAGGAAGTTCATAATGCTGCCGGAAATGTATTGGTCAATGATATCGATGGCAGTCCGATCATTGGTGATATTTGTCTGGACAAAGATCGCATCAAAATAGTAGTGGCCAACGGTGGCAACGCTAAAACAGGACAATTCTGGATTGTTGTGGGATGACAACAATTTGAAATGTCATGGAGTAAAATATGCAAATCAAAATGATGACACTGATGGCCGGACCATTTGGCAACCGGCAACCGGACTCGGTGTATGATGTGCCAAAGGATGAAGCCGCCCAGCTGATCGCTGGTGGCTTTGCTGTGAAGCATGTCGCACCGGCAGAGATCAAGCCCAAAAAGAAAACGGCTGAAGATGATGTGGCCGAGATGAAGAAAGCTGAAACGGCTGAATTGCCAGCCGCTGAAAATGCAGCAGTACCGGATCCGAAACCGAAACCAGCCGCAGCTAAAAAGCGCAAGCGCAAATCTGCTGCAGCTAAAAAATCAGGATCTGGAAAATAGTGTCTGATCATTATTCACTCGAAGAGACAGCGGCACCGGCTGCGGAGCCGCTGTCCCTGGCAAATGCCAAGGTCCATCTGCGATATGATGATATAATTTTCACAGCAGGATCATTCGTGATCGGTGAAACCTATACCATCAAAACTGCCGGCACCACAAATTTCACTTTGATCGGTGCGGCTGACAGTGTACCAGGCACATCATTTGTGGCCACCGGTGCCGGAACCGGCACAGGCACAGCAGCCCTGGGCATTGAGGACACACTGATCAATGCACTGATCAAGGCTGCCAGAAAGCGCCTGGAAGCAGACACCGGCCGCGCACTGATCACTCAGACCTGGGATCTATTCCTGGACAGATTTCCGGTGGATGATGGTCCGATCTATATTCCAAAGCCACCGGTGCAATCAATCACATCAATTAAATATATTGATAGTGATGGAGTCGAGCAGACCTGGGATGGCGCAAATTATAGAACAGATCTGAAGAGCGCGCCGGCACGAATCACGCCGGCATATAATGTCAGCTATCCCACAGCGCGCGATATCACCAATGCAGTGACTGTCAGATTTGTGTGTGGATATGGCGCTGCCGGATCCGATGTCGAAGATGATCTGGTCCAGGCCGTAAAATTACTGGTGGGCCACTGGTACGAATTCAGGGAATCCATCCTGGCCGGAATCATAGTGGCTGAAGTTCCGCAGACTTACACCTGGTTGCACTGGCCACACCGGATCTGGGTGTGATAGTACCATCCGATTTTAACCTGTGGACTGTGCCGCGGATCTGGCCAGGTGAAACTGTAGTGATCACAGCCTGCGGTCCCAGCTTAACAGCAGAGCAGGTGGCAGATCACAGTGAAGATTGCCGGATGATCGCCATCAGTGATTCATACAAGTTGAATCCAAAAGCGCATATTTTATATAGCTGTGATGCCAGGTGGTGGCAGTGGCACAAAAATGCACTTGATTTCAGGGGTGTCCGGATCGGACTGGCCTGGAATAAAAATATCAATGACTGGAACCCAGGCTGGAAAGATCACGACAGATCTAATATCTTTTGTCTGGCCGGCACCGGTGAGACTGGACTGGAATCAGATCCGCAGGGACTCAGGACTGGGGGCAATAGTGGATATCAGGCCATCAATCTCGCAGTGCATCTGGGCGCGAAAAGAATTATTTTGCTGGGTTATGACATGCAGCCGGATCCGGCTGGCCGCCATCACTTTTTCGGTGATCATCCTGGTGATATTCCGCCGCCGCCCTATGATTTATTTATCGAGCCATTCAGATCCCTGGTGGATCCCTTAAAAGAATTGAAAATTGATGTGATCAATTGCACACCATCCAGTGCGCTGGATTGTTTTCCTGCAGCAAAACTGGAGGAAGCAGTGTGACATGGATCTGCTAAAAGTAGAGCAGGCGAAATATGATGCCGTGTGGCTGCTGCCGGAATATCGTGGCAAGTGCCACAGCCTGGAATTATTTCACAATCATCAGGATCTATTTCCGCCACAATATAAATCCATTCTGGACATTGGCTGCGGCCGCGGCCGGCTGATCAAAGTTCTGTCGCGCCTGGGCCTGGATACACATGGTGTGGACTTTTCCAAAAATTGTCTGGATCCGGATATCACTGAAAACTATCCGCACCGATTTCACAATCAGTGCCTGTGGGAAATGGATCTGAATCGTGTATTTGATCTTGGTCTGTGCATTGATGTCATGGAGCATATACCGGAAACCAAAGTCATGGATGTGCTGCACCAGATCCAGATCCACTGCAGCATTGTGATATTTAGGATTGCAAACTATCCATCGAATTCACTTGGCCATGAGCTGCACCTGACATTGAAACCGGCCGCCTGGTGGCTGGCCCACATCGCAGCCAATGGTGGATATGTCATTCAAAATGACATCCGGAATGCAGATCCGCGTGAAAAATATTATTTCACTTGGTACACATAAAGGATCCGACAATGAAAATATCAATTCATGTAGAATCAAGATTTGAGCATCACAGATACTGGTGCAGTTTATTCGCAGCTGGTCTGCGCGCCCATGGCCATCATCCAAATATGGTGGAAGGATTCCATCCGACAGAATGCGATCTGGCAGTGTTCTGGAGCCATCACCCACGCACATTGGCCATCAGGCAGCGCCAAATGGCCGCTGGTGCCGATTATCTGGTCATGGAGCGTGGTTATATAGGCGACCGGAAGAAATGGACATCACTGGGATTTAATGGACAAAATGGCCGCGCAGACTTCCTGAATGAGAATTCACCATCTGATCGCTGGGACAGGTATCCCAGCTGGAATGAAAAGCCCTGGCACCCTGGATCTGATTACATTCTGCTGATCGGCCAGGTGCCAACGGATTCAGCTGTGGGCCACATCGATTTCAAATCATGGGTGGTCAATACTATCAAACATCTGAAACAGATCACGGATCTGCCGATCGAATACCGGCCGCATCCGATCGCCCAGGGGCGCCATCTATCGCATAAATATGAAAAAGCTGAATTGATCGATGAAATATCCAGGGCTGCTGCTGTGGTCACTTTCAATTCCACGGCCGGTGTGGATGCTGTCATGGATGGCATTCCGGTGATCGCAATGGATGAAGGATCCATGGCCTGGCCAATGGCTGGTCATGATCTGGTTGATGTGCTGGATCCACCTATGCCGGACCGCACCCAGTGGCTGCAGGATCTGGCTTATTGCCAATGGAATAAAAAAGAAATTTCATCTGGGAAAGCCTGGGATCATTTGAAAAATAAAACGGAAAATAAATGCGAGCCGGCAGATTAGATCGCAGGATCACGATCCAGGTATTTTCATTGGCATCACCGGCCATCAATGCAGATGGCCAGGAATCCGGCAGCTGGGTGACACTGGCCAATGAATGGGCTGAGATCATGCCAATGGGCGGCAGTGAAGCAATGCGATCACAGCAGGAACTGGCACAGGAAAATTTAATATTCACCATACGATTCAGACCGGATATCACGCCGGAGCATCGCATTTTGTACAATTCAAAAAACTATGATATTATTTCTGTTTTGGAGATCAAGCGGCGCAAGGGATTAAAAATGCAATGCCGTGAAAATGTCGCATGAGTAAAGACAACTATTTCGATTTTGAAGTGGAAGGTGGAAAAGAACTGGACAAGGTTCTGAAATCATTGCCACAGGCTGCAGCCAAGCAGCAGCTCAAAGCATCACTGAGAATGGCAGCCAAGCCAGTGCTGAGAGCAGCACGCGCCAGAGCGCCCAGGGATACCGGCGCAGCTGCGAAAAGTATCAAGGTCCGTGTGATGACCAGGACCAATGTGCCGGCTGCGATATCGATCGGTCCGGATCTGGATCACTGGTATCTACAGATGATCGAATTCGGAACATCCACGACAGCAGCGAATCCATTTCTGCGGCAAGCATGGAACAGCAATCGAGTGGCATTTGTGAAAACATTTGGACAAAATATGTGGTTCGTTTTGGAAAGATTTTCTAACAGATTATTGAAACAGGCTTATGCCGGTAAACTTTCAAATGCCGGCAGGAAGGCTTTAGGGATATGATCCAGCAGGGACTGCGAACATTGCTGATCGGTGATGGCACGATCTCTGGGCTAATCGGTGCAGCCGGCGCTGCCAGGTGTTACAGTGTCCTACTGCCACAAAAGCCGACACTGCCGGCCCTAATATTGACAATGATCGATTCAGATCCGGACTACACACACCAGAATGAATCAGGGATCGAATCTGCCACATTCCAGATTGACAGCTGGGCGGATGATATGTCTGGCACACGCACCCTGGCTGCAGCGGTTAAATCGAAGCTGAGCGGATTTGAAGGTGCAGCCGGATCCGAAGTCATTGACAGTGCATTCTTAACTGATCAAAATGAATTACATGATTCTGAGCTGCAGGCATACAGGATCATGCAACAATTCGACATTCAATTTCATTAAACAAGGAGTAAATCATGGCACACTTTGCACATGGCACGGCGCTAAAGATAGGCGATGCCGCCAGTCCGGAAGTTTTTACCGAAATCGCTGAAGTCACAAGTATCAGCGGACCAGGGATGGCTGCGGATGCAATTGAAACCACACACCATTCAGTCACAGATTTCACCAGAACTTTCATCGCAGGATTAAAAGACTATGGTGAAGTATCGATTGAAGGAAATTTCCTGCCAGCCGGTGGCACGCAGGATGTCTCAACCGGTCTTTTAAAAAAATATGAAGATCGCACGCTGACCAATTATCAGCTGGTATTCACCGATGCAGGAAACACCACCTGGGCATTGACTGCACTGGTCACAGCATTTGAGCCGGCTAATCCATTTGATGACAAGTCATCATTCAGCTGCACATTGAAGCTGTCCAGCAAACCTACATTGGCATAAATGAATCCAAATATTCATACAGCTGATGTGGAAATCATCCTGCTGGGCAAATCGTACATGGTGCGATATGACTGGACTGCGATCGCCAAACTGAAGACGGAACTGGGTGACAAGTTTGATTCTGTTATTGCTGCCGCATCTGTGAATTATGACATGCAGGTGGTGTCCACAGCCCTGGCCATTGGCCTGGTCAGACATCATCCGGATGAACTGACCGCGGAGCGGATCCACGCGATATCGCCGCCGGTGCTGCCTATGACCAAAGCGATCAATGAGGGGCTGAATATGGCTTTTTATGGATCCGTGGAAGTGCCTGAAGATGATGACCACCCTTCGATGCTGACCAGGCTGAAGAAAGCACTAAGTGCTTGGTCAGCGAAGCCCAGAAATGGGCCTACAAATACGGACTGACACCGGATCAATTTTGGATATTGACACCAAATGAAATGCGTATCTGGCTGCATTCCAGGATTGAATTCATAAATGATCAGCGGAAAACAGATGGACAAAATGTGTACATCGCGGCCTGGTTCACAGCTGCCTGGACACGGACAAAACGAATGCCATCACACCGAAGCCTGATGAAGACACTCGGAATCGAATCACAAGAATCTGGGCAGACACCGGCACAAATG